CTGATCTACTTGAACTTCATCGTCAAAAACAATTTCGGCCATATTTGTGTTTACTTGATTGTTGCAGATCTTCCACCGACCGAAATTCTGGTTCCAATCGGAAGATTTGCCGATTGCGCTTCTTCAATGGTATTAAACGAACGAGTTTCAAGCTGTTGCTGGGTAGCTGTTTCAGCTCCGAGAATTGCATCAGCCCTGCTCTCAAGTTCATTGATGTAGTTAGAGTATTGAGGATTTGAGTCAATTCCCTGCATCCTCAACTTCTCGACACGATCTTTGACTGATCTTGCTGTCAATTCCTTGAAGGTTTGAACTCGTTCAGAAAACCCAGTGTCAGTGGGCTTGCCTATTGAAGATGTAATCCTTGTTGTTTCCGATTTTGTGAGAGATTTACCACCACGCTTGAACATTGCTCCACTGCTCATGTTCTCGTAAAGTTGGTTCACTTGTCTTTCTGGGCCAAACGATCCGATAGCCTCGCCAGCCTTGACCCTTACATTGAACGTCGGACCGTACAAATCCTCAGTGAGATACGGCTCCATAGGCTTGATGCCATTGAGAACAGCTTCCGAGAACTCAAGCTCATCAAGATCGAGCTTGGTGGGCTTTAAATTTGAAAGCCTTTGAGAAGTTGATTTGTTTTCTGTTATATATTTTTTAAGGGCTAATTGAGATTCTTGAATCTCTAACTTAGCTTTATCTATTTCTTTTTTATCAGCTTGTTGAGAAATACGTTGGTCAAGTGTTTTTTGAGCGATGTCTATCCTGTCGCTTAACGCTTTCATTTGGGCGGTTTGATATGTGTTTTGCATACCAATCCGCTGCTGTGCGATTTCAACATTTGCAGTCCCAAGTTCGCGACGAAGATCAAGACCAGCAGTACCAAGTTCGCGACGAAGACTAAGACCGGCCTGACCAAGTTCGCGTCTTAAATCCTGTCCCGCCTGAGTCAACTCAGCTCTTTGTTGGGCTATTTGATTTCGGCTTTCCCCCTCAGAAATCATTCGAGCGAGGTTTCTTTCAGCAATATCGACGCGATCAAGAGCGGCTTGAGTTGTAGCGTTTTTCTTTTGAACATCAGCATTGAAAGATTCGGTTGCACGTTGGTTTGCAAGATTTATGTCAATCTTTGGCGCGCCAGTTTCAGGATCAACGCTAACAGCGCCATATTTCATGGCATTGTTTATCAGCGCCGTTTGCTGAGACATTGCAGCCGCAGCAAGTCTTTGTTGCGCCTTAACGTGTTCAGCTCGAACCGAATACTGCTCAAGACCGCTGATAGCTTTCATTGCCTCCTGATTGAAAACTTTTGACCTGAATCGAGGCGCAGCAGGCATTGCGGCACCAGCGGTTGCATTGTTTAGAAAGTCAGAAACTTGATTATTAAATGTCTGAAATGCATCATACTCGGAATTTTGAGCAGACTGCTCATCCAACGCTTGAGCAAAAGCGTTAGATCGAATCTTATTCTGAAGCTCCATGCCCTGCCGCTGAAGCAACGACTCCGCCGTCTGCATCTGCAATTGCTCCATCATCCGCTGCTGCGTCTGTGCGCGGTCAAACAGCGATGCGCCTAGCTGAAATGCTTGAAGAGATTGGTCAGCCATAAATCAAGGTCTGTAATTTGAGGAACCGTACTCCGGGAATAGACTTGTAGAGACAGAGGCTACACTAGATGTATTTCCTCCGTAGTTTGAAGAGCCGTACTCTGGAAATAGACTCGTAGAAAGCGGTGTGATATCCGACCTCGTCGGAGACGGTGCATAGAGATTCGGATAAATCTCAGGATCGTTCTGAGGATTGTACGATGGTGGTCGATACGCTCCCGGTTGCTGCTGCATCAATCCTTGATACATTCCGTATTGCGCCAACGAGCCTCCAGCAATCCCTCCAAAATTAGTGAACGCGGTTTGAGCCGATTGCTGCATTGGAGACGGAGCGGCAGCAACCTGAGCGGCGGTCAAATCACGTCCGTACATGGCCGACTGTTGTTGCTGAATGGCTCCAATGCGCTGAGCAGGCGTAATGAACATGCTGCTGATTGAGAACGGTTGCGCCATTCCGAACGTCCGCTGCTGCTGAATGAAGTTCTGCGCCTGAGCAAGACCTTGATTCTGGATCTGCATCGATGTCAGACCAAAGTCGCGAGCGGCCAAATTTCTACCAACACCCGAACCAGCGCCATACCCTCCGCTAAGCGCACGTCCAGCAGAAGATCGTTGAAGCTGAGAAGCAACATCTTGCGAAACCTCGCCACGCAAAGCTGATCCGATGTTCTTTCCAGCCTGTTGAATCAACTGATCATAACCGGGAATTGCACGACGAAGCTGCGCCTCAAGCTGTGACTGCTCGGCGGCGGTCGTCTTAGTGGCCAACTCGGTTGCAGGCTCAAGCGATGCGATGTTCTGCTGAATCGCCTGCCGCTGCTCTCCCGCAAAATCAATCGGCTTTAGCTCAGGCACCTTCGGTTTTTTTCCGCCGAAAAGTCCACCGAGCAAACTGCCGACAGCGGATATTCCCGCTCCACCCAAAATTGCTGCACCTATTGCCATAAATTATTCTTTTGGTTTAGAACCATTGCGAGAATCCACCGCCGTTTAATCCGACGCCGACCATTCGGATCGTTGCGACTGCGTCCCCAAGGTATTGCATCGTTTGCTCCTGAACAGCTTGAACTGCTTTGGCTTCGTAGGCCACTGCTTCCTGAATCAAATCGTTCTCCTCCTTACGAATCGCCATGACCATCAGCTTGATGGCATCGGGACTCGGCGGAATAAGGTAGTCATTGACGCTCGTCGCGTTGATATGGCGCATCTTCGCCATGACCGTTACCGGCTTATCCTCGTCGTTGTTGCATCGATCCGTCAGATAACTGCGGCGGTACTGCGGCAAAGTTTCATCAGGGTCGTAAACTGCCAGATCAAGCTCCAGCAAGGTCGTCGCATTGTACTCGTACAACCGGCTCGACGTGTTGGTTACCTGACGAATGACGCCGGTCAGCGATATGAACTTCTTAGTCGATTGAACGTACGGAAGAGCGAGGGTTAGCTTCTCACCGTCGATCCATACGCCGCCAGATAGCGTGCGAATCCATTGCCCGTTCTGATCAACACCTTGCAGGGTGATGGTCTTGCCAACATCTGAAGCGTCACCGGGATAGACTCGGATGTAGCTGTTCGTCCCGCCGGACATGTCGCGGTAAGAAACCACGGTGCCACGATCCACAAGCTGCTTTCCGACGCACCCGCCATTGTTCTCTCCGAGCAATCCGTATCCGCTTTCCTGAAATTCAAACCATTGATTGCGAACCGTTCCTACGCCGCAGCAATCAGCGACGGACTCAATGGTTTCGATGTGACGCGGCCAAGTGATGCACCCGCCAACCGTGTGGATAGTGAAGCGTCCGTACGCACCTGCCCACAACCCCTTGTGCAGAAGCCGTCGGCACGCCTGATTGATGTAGTCGTAAACGCGAGGGTCATCGACGCAGACGCCGACTACACGGGCGATTGTCGAGCGAATGTCCTGAACGATTAGCTTCATTTGGTGTAATAGATTCGGCTCGTTCGCCTGATGAAATAAACGCCGTAGAACGGAGGAAGGTTGTTGTGGGCGACTCCACCTCCAGTGGATGAAGTGGCAACATTTGCCGTGGTGCCATACTGAACACCATTGGCTCCGCCATTGTTCGCATCCGCAGTCACAAGAGGGAAGAAGTTGTGAGTATGGGCAGGTATCTCAGGAACAGTCAGCGTGTGCTGATCCTCTCCGACGATTGATGTGGCAGTTGCGGTTCCATTGACAGCAACAGCACCACTCGCCGCAAAAGCGCCAACACCGACCGGGAATCGAGCGTCAAACGAGGTATCAACCATCCACATCGGACCAGTTGTAGTGGTTGCCACAGCAGTTCCATCACCGCCGTCGTACGAGAGAAGATCGGTAGTCGTTCCAACAAAGATGCGGCGATCATATCCATTCGCTGCGACAGGATTTTCATAGAGCCAGACTCCTTGATCGTAAATCCACCACCGCCCAGTTTCATCAAGCCACGGATAAATCCGATTGTTGATCGATGGAAACGTCGGTCCAAAATTGAAGAACGAGTTTCCAATCGTGCTGTTGAAAACGGCTTGCGTGCCTCCGATGATATCGTTGGCCAAGTTCTGGTAGTTCAACGGACAATAACTCACCGGAAGACTTGGAGGTGTAAGCGTGATTAGGGTTAGGTTTGACATACTATTCCGATGTGTAGGTAAACGGGTTTACGTCGCAAGCATCAAGAGTCTTGCATCCTTCGAAAACAAGGCACTCGCCCACCGCAGGTTCCTGAACGTCGTAAGCGTGAACTCGGATGCTCTTGATGCGGCAATATCCCGTAATTGTCAGGCTCATTTGAACCTCGTACATGTTTCGAGTCGGTGTGCTAATGCTCGAATTGCACGGGACATCCGATGGAGTCGGCAGGCGCATCTTCGGCCTGTACTGCGGCTGGAAATTGACCAGCGGACAAGCAGGTTGGCACTGCAAAGTTGTCGCGCATTCAGCCCAGTCTGCCCACTCAATCCATCCGGGGTACTGATCGGGTCGATACTCGACATTGAAAGAAGCGTCTCCGTCCAACGAATCAATGAAGATGTCGCCCGAATCAAGCCGCTTCAGTCCAAACGGAATCTCGAAGTTGTAGGCGCGAGTATGAACCAGCCACTGAATCTCCTTCTTTCCATCAGCAATGTTGTTATCGAACTTGGCACCCTTGCTGATTTCCCAAATCTGGATCGTTCCGTTTTCGCCGCGAGCAATTGAAAAGCATCTATCTCCGTAAACACCCTCCGTCTTCAAGACCTGCAACACGTCAAGTCCAGTCCAGATTCCCGCCCACGCGGGAGGAAACTTTTTCCGCAGCGACGTAATCAGGTCGAAATCCAAAACCATCAGCGCCTTGTGGATAACGCCTTGGGCATTGTACCGAGGCTGTCCGGTCATCAGCAATCGATTGTCGAACACGACCGCAGAGCCAGACCATAGCAGGCTTGATTGATCGTTCTCAGCGATGTTCACAATCTCGTTGCTGATGGGCGTATTACCCGGATCAGTGAACGAGCGACGAGCGATGATGAACGAGCGAACGCCATCGACTGCGCGGTAGAACACGTCGCCGTTGACAGTGATGGCCGACCTAGCGCCAAGCGCACCGCTGGTCAGCAAACTGATAGCCTGAATCGGATAGCTCAGGTTCTTCCATGTATCACGATCAACAGGAGCTTGAACCGAGAAGACGTATCGAGGAGTAAAAACTAGGAGCGGCCCTTGCCCAAGCGACGTATCTGGATCGCCGGGGACGGCCATTGCCGTGATTCCTCCTGAATCTGACGGAACCGCAAAGTCTCCGCCTTCGTTGAGGAAGGTATTCTCGGTTTCTTTGAGAACACTCGCTCGCGTGCCATCTCCATAAACAATATCCGTAGCTCGGAATGAAAACCCATTCGGAAGCGCGTACCAGATACGTCCGTTGACGTAGGCCATTACTCTTCCGCACTTGATTTCGTCGGTGGTTGCGCGGCGCAGGCTTGATCCGTTGAAGATCAGCGGTGCGCTCTGACCGTCTTGAATGACGACGAAGTTCTCCGCCTGAACCATCCACCCATCGAGTATGTTCGATGGGTTCTCAAGATTGGGCGAAGCTGAAAGGTTTTGAACGCTGTTTTGAAGGCAGTCGTAAAGCCACACTTTACCACTGATTAGCATCAGGATGAACGTCGCTCCGTTGTCGCCGATGTATGGGAGCGCACACTGGAACACGCCGGTCAAATTGCTCGAACCGTAGCACTCCTCGGAGAAACCGTCAGCCGTGACATTGGTTTGATCCGCAGTTACGAGCGTACTGTCTGCCGTAATCGACAAGCATACGTCGTAATCTTTCTGAATGAAACCGGGCCGAGGAGAGATGAATCCCTGCCGAAAGCTGGCATTGACCGCAAAGGCGACCTGATTCTTGTCCACCTCAGACGGCATCACACCAGCGTCAATGCCACCCTCAAAGGTGACAGATCCGTCCGTGTACCTCCGTGGTGCGCGTTCGCTCATGGCTTAAGCCTGAATCCTTTGGATGGAAAATGATGCTCCCTCTCGAATGTAATATGTGTTTAGGGCAGAGGTTGTAACCAAAACTTCGTAAAAATCGCTAGCAGACGCTTGATCTATGTACTGGATAAAAAATGGTCCAACCAAACTCGTTGAGTTTGTTGACTGAATATTTGCAGGTCCAATATCGGTTGTTCCATTTTTTCTAATCTTAAAAGAAACCGTAGAGGATGTTCCTGTATCTGCGCTTAACATTAAGGCAACATCTATTCGGTAATAACCTGCAAGAGCTGCCGTAAACCGACCTGTAGCCGCAGTAAATCGTGATGCGGTATCAATTCCAGTCCAAGATCCAGACGGAAATTCTGTCAAACTAAACGGATTCTTAGTTAAACTCGGGCCGATTTGCGGCGCACCAGCACCCACAGTTCCGCTTACCCTCCGCGTAAAAGTTTCATAAACGAACGCCGCCGCAGCTCC